TAATCCTACCATTAACTGTTTGTTCAGTAGCTTTAGCTATTGATGGGTATAATCTTTTAAACCCATCATCTAAAAATCTATTATAGGTAACATTACTTCTAGTAACTGCTGATTGAATTAATGTATTTAATGTATTTGGATCTAACACATCTTTATCAACACCTCTAATAACTTGTTCTACAAACTCATCCATAGAACCAAGTAATCCTAATCTAGCTCCTTCTTTTGCAGTAAGCATTTTACCCCCACCAAAAAATGATGCTCCGATAATACTTTCTAAAGTATCTATCATATTGTTTTCGGTAACAAGTGCTGGTGTTAAAGTACCTTCTTCTACTCTTTTAAAAAAATCTGCCCCTCTTTCCGTTATTAACATTTCAGCATTCTTTGAGGCTCTTTTAGGATCCTTTAAAATTTTAACTTGCTCTTTTGTAAGTTGTCCACCAATTTTAGTTTGAGTTTTTGTAATCAAGTCATCTGTTATAGGTGCACCTTTTCTAGCTTCATCTAACAATGAGTAATAAGCTTTTTGTCTTAATATAGTTTGTGAAGCAGCTCTACCACCTTTAATCATTTGAAGTTTTTGACCAGCAACTTTATTGTAAGCTTTACCTAAAGCACCTGCCATACCAAAACCAAGTACCTCACCAAATCCACCTTGGAACGCACCTCTTGCAACTTCTTTTACAATATCTTCTTTAGGATCAAAAGCTTGTGCAATAGCGGCACCTGATCCACCCCCAGCTGCAGCACCAACAGTTGCTCTTCCAATTTTACCAACTGTACCTGCACTTATATTTAAAAGGGGTCTTGCTATTCTTGCTACTCTTGCAGCCATAGTTGCAGTTAAAGCTAATGAAGATCCACCAGAAAAAGGAGCTAAAGCAGCTCCAGCTATTCCACCGGCAATCGATAACCCTACTTCAGTTACAATTCTTTTAAATGAGGGAGAAGATAAAAAAGACTCTGTGTCTTGGTTATACTTTCCTTTTTGTGCATCGCTTAAAATATCTTCTGGAGTAATAAAAATTTGGCCATCATCTAGATCTTGAATACCAGTTTTCTCATCATCAAGGTTTCTTGCTTGAAGAAAAGTATCAATCGCTACCTGTTCCTGAGGAGTAGGTTGCTCTCCTTTTATTTCGAACGTTTGTCCTGCTTGTACTATCTCTGCCATTCATTAATCCGTAGTTATTTTAATTGCACCTGATTTAGTTTTTTCAAATCCAACTGGTGAAGTAAAGTCTATAAATTGCGAAACCCCACCTTGACCCTCAATTATTTCAATAGCAGTTTGGAAATCGCCACCAGTATTTTCTGATATATCTTGTGCTGTACCTAAATATTTTTCAAGCGCTTCTATTTTAGCTTCAAATACTCTTTCAGTATCTCCCACTTGTGGAATCAGCTCTTTAATTCTTTCTCTTTCTTGGTCTGATACTTGTGCACCTGAAACTGCTTTTGTTAAGAAGATTGTTGCTTGATCTATTTTAGTTTTAAATCCTGCGTATGATTTTGCATAATCAGTTCCTGCTGCTTTACCAAAAAATCCTCTTAGTCTATTTAAATCTCCTGGTCCAACCGGTTTACCTAATTCTACATAATCTGTTGCGATATCACCTAATAATCTTCTTGTGCTTTGAAACCCTCTTCTTTCTTCTAATTCTTTAGAAGTAGGTTTTGATACAACTGTAATTTTTCCGTCCCCATCTATTTGAGCAAAAGTACCAACAGGTAATCTTTTTGCTTTTAATTCAGCAGGTGTTAAATCTCTAATAGATTTTCCAGACCCTTTTGCTTTTTCAACAGCTAAAATAGTGGATGGTAGTTTTGCAACACCTTCACCTAATGAAGCTAAAGTAGAACTTAGTCCTTTACCTTTACCTGCTAACAAAGGAGCAGCTAGTGTTGCTGCATAAATAGCTTTTTCTTTTGGTGATAGTGACCCAAGGCCACCTTCTTGAAAATGTTTTATAGTAGGCTTTAGTGATTTAAAATATCTAGCCTTAAACATTTTTCTAGTTAACACTTCATCCATAACTACCTCGGTTGTGCCATGTTATAAGCTGAGTAAGCACTTAAACCAGTTCCTATTGCTTGTGATAATGGATTAGAACCAGGAGACGTGGTTGCTGTAATACTACTCTGTGTTGTTGGTAAGTTAGTCATAATACCTTTTAAGAACTCTACTCTTTGATAAGGTTCATAAGCTCTTTGTAATTCAGTTTGTCTTTGTGCATCTAATCCTGCTTGACCAACACCTCTCTGTACCGCACCCGCTTGCATTTGTGCATTTATATCTGCTAAGGACATTGCTTGTTGTTGTGCACCTAGTTGACCTAACATTTGGCCACCCATTAATTGTTGTTGTCTTTGATTTTGTGAAGCTTGTAGAGCTGTATTAAATCCTGATGCTTGAGCTTGGCCCATTGCTGAAAGTGTTCTTCCTTGAAGTTCTGCTTGTTGAACTCCTTCTCTTCCTCCACCAAAAGCACCAGCATTGATTGCTTGAGCCCCTACTTGGTTTTGCATCATTTGTCCTTGTCTACCAATTTCATTTGTTACATATTGTTGATAAGGATTTAAAAATCCAGCTATGTTCGGATCTTGCATCCCTGTTTGTATTGAACCAATACCTCCAGTAACAGTACCTGCACCAACACCTGTTTGTCCTGCTTGGGTAATACCAGCTTGTTCTAATGGACTAAGACCAGCAACTTGAAGGCCTGGTAATGATACAGGGGCTTTAGCTAAATTTGCAGCTTCATCGTACAATGCTAATTTTCTAGACTCAACTCCTGGTGCTTCTCTTGCAATACTTGTTTGAGTTCCACTAGAAGATCCTCCACCACCTCCACCACCAAAATATTGTGGTAAGCCTGTCTCTATATTAATTGTTCCAGAGCCCCCATGTTGAATAAGTAATTTTTTTTCAAATGGATTAATGTGAGCTAACTCTGTATCCCCATTAACACCTTTACTAGAAATATCTTTATATAACTCTTTAAATAGTTTTATTTTTTCTTGTACGTTTAATTTTTTTATATTTATCATAATTCTTTCTCTACTTGTACATGCGTTGCCACATATCCTTTTGCTTTAAATAAAGGGACATAACCAGGCCTTGAAAAGATTTCCATTTTTTTACAACCTTGTCCTTTAGCCCATTCAGCAACTTTATCAATTTGATCAAACCATTCTTTGTAACGTTTACCAGTGACAATCTTAGCATCACAAACGCTGTAGTTAGGGTACTTCCTAATTTCTGTAACTCCAACACAAAGAACTTCATTATCCTCTGTAGTTGCAAGCCAAAGCTGCATAGTACCTTTTTTACAATAGTCTTTAATATGTTCTTCACTTACAAATCCCCCTGCTCTTATACAAGCTTTGTGTATTAATTCTTTTGCTAAAGGCCATACTTTATCTACCTCTTCTTTACTGAACTGAACTAGATTTGTTTTCATTAACTAAATCGTAAATTCTTTTTAATTTTTTTTGTTGATCGTAAAAATAACCAGCCCCTGCTTTTCTCATACTCTTATAGCTTTTAGGGTCACCTCCTGAAAGAATACCCGCACCAAGTACAGCATCCGCTCTAGATACAAACTCTCCATCAGCTAATTGTGCTAACATTGTATCCTCATCTTTATCACCATTACCAGCACCATCTTCAACGTAGCCTTCAGCTCTTACATAGTTACTATAATCATTTTCGTCATGGTCTGATTTAGAGGGTAAATAATTTACACCTCCTTTATTAAATTTTGGTATTGCTGTTGCAAGGCCACCTTGGTTTGCATAAAACATATCTGATCTAATTGTTTCATCCATCGTGGGTCTTGTATTTGTAGCCGGAACGAATGCCCCTTCTAATTTAGCAGACTGTTCTTCGTATGCTTTTTTATAATCTTCTTCTGTGAATAATGGTTTATCAGGTTCATCTTCTCCCACTAATAATGGAAGTAAACTACCTGCTGTCGCTAGTTTTCCAAAAGTACCCATACCTAAAAAACCTTTTCCTTTTACTGCTGGTGCAGCTTCTTGAATAACTTTACCAGTTGAATCTTTTAGTAATTCTTTTTCTGCAACTCCTGATTTCCCTACTAAACTTTGAAGACCTCCACCAATCATAGTGTCACCAAAGGCTACTGTATTAGCACCTACTGAACCAAAAGCTTGTGGTGCGAAAGCACCCATGTTAGGTCCCACTGTAGAACCAACACCTGCCATACCTGCAAGTTGAGTACCCCCTGCAAAAATAGCAGCATCTCTCAATGCTCTCTTCGTTGATTTTCCTCTAAGTTTTTGTACGCCAAATGTGGCTAGTGCTATTGTAAATGGATCCATAGTCTAATTTCCTAATGTTATCATATAATACCATTTTACTTACTAGGTTTCAACTCATCTGCAAATCTACCTTCATACTGATGCTCACCAATATGTACTATAGTATCATTAATATAGGCATGACATTTACCCCCTATATCTTTCCATAGTTTACAGAATGAAAAATCTTCGCCTAAGTATATCTTGGTCCGTGGATCGTGAATCGTATCAAAGAAATTCCACATGTTTGGCTTATCTACGTATTGACCATTTATAACAGTCTTTTGTACTATACCCTTATCTGGATAAGCTTTAATTAATTTATCAAAGACAGACCTTTTAATTAACATGCATCCTGTAGGACTATGGGTTACTTCCATAATACCTTTATCAACCGATATATCATTATCATTCTCAACTTTCATAGGATAAGTATTTAATGATTTTTTTAAATCATTGATTGTACTAATAGAACCTTTTTTAATTCTTTCTAATGCTTTATCCCACATCATTGTTTTTAGTGGGTAAGGTATAGATAATACATCTTTATCTCTCTCAATCATTTTTATAATTGATTCAGCATTAAAGTAAATATCAGAATCAATAAATAACATATGAGTAAAATTAGATTCTAAGAAACCTGCTACACAAAGGTTTCTACCTTGCGTGACTAGTGATGATTTAATTAATGAAAAAGTTATTTTAATTTTCTTTGCATGACATAACTGTTGTAACTCTAGTAATGCTTGAGTGTAATGTATTGAACATTCACTATGCACGGGGGTTGCTAAAAAAATAGAATAAGGTTTTGCTTCTTCTGTCTTAGTATTACTTTTCCATAAAGGTATTGTAGCTTTATTAAAAGGTTGTGAACTTACTTTTATTTCTTTTAATGTTTGGTAGGTATCTTTATTTACTGTTTCTTTCACTAATGGCTCCTTTCAAAAAGCTTGTCCATTCCATTCCTTTTTTATCCCAATTGTAAAATCTTTTATAGAATTTTTGTTGTTCCTCTAAATGGTTCTGTATATAATCTTCATGTAAATATCTAGCTGCAGTATTAATAGCCTCTCCTGTAGCGATACCCATTGTTTCATAATTATTTGTATAGTTTACATACACAGGCCATTCGGCACATGTTTCATACAAGGCTCCAAAGTTATTTGTTATTACATGAACTCCAGAAGCTAAAGCTTCAAGAGCTGAAGCACAAGAAGTTTCTTCAAATATACTAGGATATACAAACATATCGTAGTTAGGCATCATCTCTCTAATGTATTCATTGGGTTTGTAACCAATATAATTTACATTAGGTAATTGTTTAGCCTGTTCATATAAAGGTTTAAATTGTTCGTCATTAGCTTTTTTAAACTCATCGCCATAGACTTGAGTTGAACTATAGACATCTAGTATAATATTAGGGTTTTTTACTTCTTGCATTGCACGTAACAATACGTTTAACCCTCTCCAGGGTGTGCAGTGATGAACTAGTTTTATAGGTTCACCTTTTTTATAAATTTTTCTTAT